ATGTTTCTTTGGTCTGCTAGTTGCAAATCCTAAAATTTCATCAATACGCATTATTCATCTGCCTTTGGTTTTAGTGCTTTAGAAAGACTTTGTTTTTCCTTAACAGTCTTGCCATCAATAACTTGTTCGTTTGTGTTATTAATAAATGTTGATTTAAGTCCTTTATTTTCTCTAGCATCGTGTCCTGCAAAGTCTTTACCTGCTGCTACATCACTTGGTCCTAAGTTACTCATTGTCATTCTCACATCATCTTCAACTTTACCCCATCTTCCTTTCTTGAAGATGAAAAGCCTTGTTGGTTTGTAATCTGTTCGTAAGTGGAATTGTCCTTCTCCAGGATTCATAGGAAATGCAATGCCTTGTGTAAATGGAGCACCGTTAGGCGGTATTCCATCTCCTACTAAGTATCCTTTATATCCTGACATCTCAGCATTTGCATTAACCATATCAGCAGTGTAACTTGTGAATACTTCTTCACCATTGTCATCATATACAGGATTGCCGTTTGCATCTGTTGACGGTATTAGTAGTTGTGTATCGTCTGCTGTTACTAGTTCTGCATTACCAACTTCATCACGCTGTAATGTATAAAATTTAGTTGTGTCATAACCACTTTGTGGAGCATCTGCTTCTGCTTGATCAAGAACTGCACCTGTAATTTGCATTTCTTTTTCGTATGTAGACATAATATCTTTAAGTGTATCTGCAAGTTTCCAAGCGCCACCTGGAGGAGAATCAGTAGTTTCTGATAATGCTTCGTATTTCTCACCATTGTAAGAAACTATATCTCCAGGAAAGTAAGTTGAATTAGTATTGTATTCGCCTTTGTTATTTTCTTCACCTGCAACGGCATCTAAAATATCTTTAAATTCTTGTGAGTCTACTAGCGGTTTACATTTTGCTCTGTATAAATGAGGATACCAAGTTACAGAAAATCCTTCTGCTGCTCTGTTAACATCTTCAATTACATAAAATCTTTTAAGTGCATAATTTAAATCATTTAATGCATATTCGTCTTGTAAGTGAGGTAATTCAATAACATCACCTGCTATAATTTTTCTGCCTAGTTTTTCAACTGTGTCATTAATATGGAATGTAACAAATAATGTATCATTTTGTAAAAACAAACCAAACTGACTAAGATTAAAATCTACATCATTTACATTGTATACTCCACGTAACTGATATACATCAGGATCATATTTACGATCTCTGTTTTCAAGAAACAACATATCTTGTATATTTGTAGGATCGTCTGTACTGTACTTAGGTGTAGTAGGAGTTTCTTCTCTACTGCTGCCTGGTCCCAGATATCGGTGAACAAGCACATCGGTTCCGCCTACCTGAAACATTTCCCAGGCAGTTTTATCAATAAATCTGTAATCGTTTCCCTTCTCGGGACGGTATAAACTCAGTCTTGGCATAGTATATGTATTTACCTAATCCGTCTCAAGGCATAAATACTTATATGAGCCAGATAGACAACGCAAAACAAGAAGTATTTGATTACGTAAAAGCAATGCTCGGCGACGGTATGATCGACGTCGAACTAGATCCCGTTCATTACGAAACAGGATTAAAACGTGCGCTGGGAGTTTTTAGACAGCGTTCTGATAACGCAGTTGAAGAAAGTTATATTACACTTACACTTGAAAGTGAAAAGAATGATTATATTTTACCTGATGAAATACAGCAAGTAAGACAAATTTTTAGACGTTCAGTTGGTTCACGTACAGGTAACGGAACAGGCGGTACAGTATTTGAACCGTTCAACTTAGCATACACTAATACATATTTGTTAAGTTCAACCAATATGGGCGGACTTGCAACATACGAATTATTTGCAGGTTATCAAGAAATGGTAGGTAAAATGTTTGGTTCATTTATCAACTTTACTTGGAATCCGCAAAGTAAGAAACTAATTATTATGCAACGTCCTAGAGGAGAAGAACAAGTACTTCTTTGGTGTTACAATAATAAACCTGATTACACAATTATTAATGATCAATATGCAGGACAGTGGGTTAAAGATTATACACTTGCTAATTGCAAAGTAATGCTAGGACAAGCAAGAGAAAAATTTGCTAGTATCGCAGGTCCACAAGGCGGAACTGCACTTAACGGTGCTAGTATTAAACAAGAAGGCTTTCAGGATATTGAAAGGCTGACAGCAGAATTGGTAACACTAGTACCAGGTGGCCAAGGGTACTATTGGATTAACGGATAATGAAAGCAACAGAATTTATATCAGAAGAGTACGAACAGTTTTATACAGAAACTGCAAAAATGGTTTGGGGACGAACTACAGGTACTGCAAAAGGTGGAAAGACCAAACTGCGTTTCCGTTGTTCAAGTGGACCTAGAGCAGGTAGACAAGTTAGTCATCCATCCAAATGCCATCAGCAGTATAATGTTGCCAAAGCACAAAAAATGAAGACGACCAGAGCAAGAACTGGTCCTACAGCAGTACGTAGACAGCAACGTACTAAGTCTATTAACACAGCAAGTGTGTTAGCACGTAAACTTAATACGGGCAAACCAGGCCAGCCAAGACCGTATATTTAGACTTGACAATCCTACAGATGATGCTATAATGTTTAGTATTACTTAGGAGATATCATTTATGATTATAGGCATTTGCGGTTTTATTGGCTGCGGCAAAGACACAGTAGCAGATTATCTAACAAACGATCACGGCTTTCGTAGAGAAAGTTTTGCAGGAACACTGAAAGATGCAGTGGCTCATATTTTTGGGTGGAATAGAGAAATGCTAGAAGGTAGATCTAAAGAAGCTCGTGAATGGCGTGAGCAAATAGATCCGTGGTGGGCAGAACGGTTAGATATGCCAACACTAACTCCAAGATGGGTGTTACAATATTGGGGTACAGAAGTTGCTAGAAAAGCATTCCACGATGATATTTGGGTAGCAAGTTTAGAAAATAAACTGCGTAACAGTACAGATGATGTTGTTATTAGCGACTGTAGATTTCCTAATGAAGTTGATGTGATCCATAAAGCAGGCGGAAAAGTTGTTTGGGTAAAACGTGGAGATTTGCCTAGTTGGTATACAAATGCACAACAAGCAAATGAAGGATCAAACTATCATATCAATGAGATGAAAGTGCAAAAAATACATCCTAGCGAATGGGCGTGGATTAATAGTAAGTTTGATGCTGTAGTTGAAAATAACGGATCTATTGATCAGTTGTATGCGCAAGTAGAAAATCTACTAGTAGTCAGCCACTAAGTCACCCTGTTTCCAGCGTATATTCTCTTTAGATAATACGCTCCTACAATTAGCACATACAGTTTTAAGATTTTGCGGTCTACAATTGTCAAGGTTTTCATCTACGTGAAATACTCTGAATACTTCCTTGTGCTGTGATTTGAATCCGCATTTATCGCACTGTTTTTTAATTTTGTAACCTGCACGTTGCCATCTAGGCACACCGTGATACAGACCGTGTTTACTGCAACCTTCACACAAACTTCTGTAGTATGTCTTTCCTTGCTTCTTATAGTTTACTGCACGGGGTCTTAATCCGCACTTACATAGTGGTCTCATACATATATTTACACCTTTTCGACCCCTTTTTATATAGGTATAAACAGCACTTTTTATCCGATCCAACTAAATACATTAGTAATACAGATTAGGTATAACAATATACTTTTACATTACCAGGAGAAACAGGAATGGCACTACAATCACCAGGCGTTGAAGTAACCGTAATAGATGAGAGTTTTTACACCCCCGCTGAACCGGGTACTACTCCTCTTATCGTGGTTGCAACAGCCCAAGATAAAATTAACGCTGCTGGCACGGGAACTGCTTCAGCGACAACAGCCGCAAATGCTGGAAAAGCATTTAAGGTTACATCACAGAAAGAATTAGTAGATCTTTTTGGAGTTCCAAACTTTGAAAAGACAGCAAGTAATACACCAATTCACGGAAGCGAATTGAACGAATATGGTTTGTTAGCAGCATATTCATTGCTAGGCGTAAGTAACGCAGCATTTATTACACGAGCTAACGTAGACTTAGGTCAACTTGAAGGATCAGCAGATGCGCCGGGAGCGAATCCAAATGATGGTACTTGGTGGGTTGATACTAGGGGTACAACTTGGGGTATCCAGGAATGGAATGGCGCTGCAATAACAACAACAGGCGGCCAAAAGTTTACTAACAAAACTCCAATTGTATTAACTGATACAGATACAACTAAAATTGATTCCGGTACAGGATTACCTAAAGGTTCAGTAGGTGCTATCGGAGATTATGCAATCGTTTTTGAAACAGTAGACGGTTCAGGATCATTTACTGCAAGCAAAGAAACAGCAAGAGTGTATTACAAATCCGCTGGTAATGGTGTTTCTCCAACAGCAGGTACTTGGGTACTTGTTGGTAGCAATGATTGGACTGCAAGTCACCCAACAATTACAGGTGGCACATTTACTGCATCAAGTGGTAAGTTTAGCATCAACAGTACAGACTTTGAAGTAACTGGTACACTTGACGATTTGGTAACATCAATTAACAGTCAAATTAGCAGATCACAAGGTATCTATGCTAGAAACGTAAGCGGTAAACTTTACCTTTACGCACAAGGCAAAGAACAAGATGCTAACAACGCAGACAGTACTTTAACACAAGCAATTATTATTGATGATGCAAGTACAAGTCCAGCAGTTAACTTTAGCGACCTTGGTATTGCAAAAAATACATACTATGCACCCGCAATTCGTCAAAGCGCACACACAAGTGTTCCACAATGGAAAACACTTGATAGTGCTCCAAGACCAACAGGCAGTGTATGGATTAAAACAACTGAGCCAAACAATGGTGCAAGATGGAGAGTTTATAACTGGTCATCTGCAACAACAACTTGGAATGCAGTTAACAGTCCAATTTATGACAACGGACACACTGCGTTATATTGGTTAGACAGAAGCGGCGGCGGTGCTAACATTGCTACTGACGCAATTTTTGTACAATCAAATGCTAACGAACATAGTGGATTTGATGCTACTCCTTCAACTGCAACATTTAGAATGTGGCGCAGAGCAGGAACAGGCAACACTACTATTAAGTCAGCAGCAGTAACAGCGTTAACATTTACAGCAGGTACAAACACATTTGAACTTGCAGAAAGTGTAAAAGGAAGTGCAAGTTTAGCAACAGCAGTAAGTGTATCATTTACAGCAACAGGTGCTACAACAGATGCAGATTTACTTGCAGATGCAGTTAACAGTGCAGGCTTTGTAAACATTGAAGCAGCAGTAACTACTGACAACGAAGTAGAAATTTTCCATAAACTAGGCGGTGACTTTAGAATGACTGACGGTGCAAATACACCGGTAGCATTGGCTTACACAGCATACAACATTGATACTTTAGCAGGAACAGCAAACTTATATGCTGCACCAGCAGGAAGCAGCGATGACTTTGTAGCAAGTAACTGGCAGCCATTAGCAGCAAGTAACTTTAAAGCAGGTGCTGATAATCCAGAAAATGAACCAGCAGACGGACAACTTTGGTACAACCCAGAGTTTAGTGAAGTTGATATTATGGTACACAATGGTACTACTTGGGTAGGATACCAAAGTGTATACAGTACAGCATCACCAGCAGGTCCAATTGTTTCAGCAACTGAGCCAAGTGCAACTACTGGACAAAGCGATGGTACTGCACTAGTAGACGGTGATCTTTGGATTAGCACAGCAGATTTAGAGAACTTCCCAACTATTTACAGATGGAACGGAACTACACTGGCTTGGACACAGATTGATAAAACTGACCAAACTTCAGAAGAAGGTGTACTGTTTGCAGATGCACGTTTTGGTTTAGCAGGTGCTACTGGTAATACAGCAGCCGATATCAAAGACTTACTAACAAGCAACTACTTAGATCCAGATGCTCCAGATCCTGCACTTTATCCGCAGGGAATGTTGTTATGGAACTTACGTAGAAGCGGTGGAAATGTTAAGAAGTACAACAACAACTACATTGACACAACTGCTGATAATGAAAGATTTAACAACAGTGAATCAATGACAGGGTACGCAACAGACAGATGGACTACTGAATCAGGCAACCAAGAAGACGGTAGCGGATCATTTGGTAGAAAAGCACAGCGTATGGTTGTTACACAAGCATTGAAATCTGCAATTGACACAAGTGATGAGATTAGAGACGAAGAAAGACGTAACTTTAACTTAATTGCTTGTCCAGGTTACACAGAAACAATGAGCAATCTTGTTAACTTAAACATTGACAGAGGCTTAACAGCATTTGTAGTTGGTGACACACCATTTAGATTACCAGCAGATGCTACATCACTTACAAACTATGGTTCTAATGCAGAACTAGTTGTAGATAACAACGATAACGGTATTGTTACATACGATGAGTATATGGCAGTATTTTATCCAAATGGATTTACAACAGACTTAGGTGGAGCAAACGCAGTTGTTCCTAGCTCACATATGATGCTAAGAACTATTGCACTAAGCGATCAAGTATCGTTTCCGTGGTTTGCACCAGCAGGTACAAGACGCGGTGGAATCAGCAACGCTACAGCAGTAGGATATATTGATGCAGCAACTGGTGAATTCCAAACAGTTGCACTTAACGAAGGACAGCGTGATACGTTATATGATCAAAAGATTAACCCAATTACATTCTTTAATGGTGTTGGTTTAGTTAACTACGGTCAGAAGACAAGAGGCAGAAATGCTTCTGCGCTAGACAGAATTAACGTTGCAAGATTGGTAGTATACTTACGTAGCCAACTTAATAAACTGGCCCGTCCGTATATATTTGAACCAAATGATAAAATCACTAGAGACGAAGTCAAACAAGCAGTAGAAAGTTTACTACTTGAGTTAGTTGGCTTAAGAGCTCTTTATGATTTCGCTGTTGTTTGTGATGAGACTAACAATACGCCAAGCAGAATTGATAGAAATGAACTATATGTTGATATTGCTATTGAACCTGTTAAGGCAATTGAGTTTATTTACATTCCATTGCGTGTCAAGAACACAGGAGAAATATAATGCCTATTACATCACTTAATAACTTTGGGGTACCTACAGACGCAGGCAACCAAGTGCTCTTGATGCCAAAATTAAAGTATCGCTTCCGCGTTACTTTACTTGGATTCGGAGTAAATGCTGCCACTGAACTTACTAAGCAAGTAGTTGATGTTTCAAGACCAAAAGTTGGTTTTGAAGAAATGCCGTTAGACGTATACAACTCAAAAGTATACCTAGCAGGTAAGTATACATTTGAAACATTAGCACTTAACTTACGTGACGATGCGACAGGTGAAGTACAAAAACTTGTCGGTCAACAGGTTCAGAAACAGTTCGACTTTGTTGAACAGGCTTCTGCAAGATCTGGTATTGATTACAAATTTACAACAAAAATTGAAGTATTAGACGGTGGTAACGGAAATAACGCAGCAGGCGTTAACGTACTAGAAACACAAAATATGTACGGTTGTTTCCTAACTAACGTTGATTACGGCGATGCAAACTATGCTACTAATGAAGCGATGCAAGTTGCACTAACTATACGCTTTGATAATATGGTACAATGGGGTGCAGGCGAACAAGGTGTTGGTGTTGGTATTGGTGCTACTGTCGAAAGAACACTCGGCAACACTACTACTGGTGCTACTACAGCCGCTGGCGCTTAATACTAGTTTTAATAAAACCATTAAAAGCCCGGATTTATTTCCGGGCTTTTTTTATGGCTAAATAATAGTATGGCCAACAAATTTACTAGATTTCTTACAGACGTATTCACAGGATTATCAAATCCTAAAGGTAGAGTAGCGAACTATACACACGCTACTAGATTGTTTATTGATGACAATATGCGTCTGTCACCTAAACACAAATATAATTATTATGTTAGAGTTGAGCTAGATTCATCTGCACACAAAGCACCTAACTTTACTGCTAAACACGCAGAAGAAGTTGGACTGCTTGTTAAGAATATTAACTTACCAAGTTTTAAATTTGATACCGAAGTTCTTAATCAGTATAATAGAAAGAAAATTATCTATAAGATGATTAATTATGATCCTGTACAGTTTACATTTCACGATGATAATCAAGGTGTAGTAAACGCACTTTGGGCATTGTACTATGGTTACTATGTTGCAGATAGAAACTTGCCAAATGCTGCATATGACTTTAACCATTATCGTGTTACTGATACTAATATGGACCAATATAGATATGGTCTAGATAATAATATTACAACACCATTGTTTAAGAGTGTACAAATTTACACAATGGGACGCAGAAGATTTATCGGTTACGAATTAATTAATCCAAGGATTACTTCTTGGCAACACGGTGATTACGATTATATGGCAGGCAGTGAACCTGCAGAAAGTACAATGCAATTACAGTACGAAGGTGTACGTTATTCAGCAGGAACTGTAAGTGAAGGTTCACCGAAAGGCTTTGCTACATTACATTATGATACTACACCTGGTCCTTTACAAATGGGCGGTGGCGGAGTAAGTAACTTACTCGGCGGCGGCGGAGTACTAGACGGACTAGAATCAGTCTTTGGTGCAGTTGGTGACGGTAGTGCATTTAGTTCACCACAAGGTTTCTTAAGTACAGCAGTAAGTGCAATTAACACTTACAAGAATGCAAAAGGATTAAGCAAAGATAGTATTCTACAAGAAGGTATTAATATTTTAACTAGTCCAGCAGGACAACAAACTGTTGCTAACACTATTAACGGAGTTGTTGGTGCAGTGTTTCCTAAAAATAGAAACACAACCGGTGAAACTAAAGCAACACCTAAAAAGGTTATTGGTAATACCGGAGAAGGAAGACAAGATAGGTTTGATAGGGCATAGATATGGCAGGCGAAGTACAAACAAATTTACCAGCAAAAGTAATACAAGATAGTGGTGCAAGAACTAAACTATTTTTTGACACATATGGAAAAGAACCTTTATCGTATAAAGTTCCAGACATTGATGCTGCAATAAACTTTTTTAGAAAAAAAGGTTTCAGCGATCCTGCTGCAAACTTATCAGCAGCCGTGTTACTTAAACAGGCAAAACTTGAAAACATTTCAATTAATGAAATCTTAGATACAGTAAATGCATTAAATGAATTACAAGTATCAGCATTAGTAGGCGAGATTATGAATAATCATAGACCGTCAACATCGACACTAGGATACAAACAACCTGCACCTGATGTAAGTAAAGAACGTAATGTGGTTGTGTAAATGGCAAAGTTTGCACAGGGTCGTTACACTGTAAAAAATCCAGAGAAGTACGTAGGTACAAAAAGTCCATTAGCACGAAGTAGTTGGGAAACTGTCTTTATGCGTATGTTAGATGAACATCCAAGTGTAGCAAAATGGGCAAGTGAAAGTATTAAGATACCGTATCAAGATCCACTTACAGGAAAGTATTCCGTTTATGTTCCTGATTTTTTTATTGTTTATAACGATAAGAATGGTAAGCAACACGCAGAGGTAATAGAAGTAAAACCTCAGAATCAAACGTTACGTGAGAAGGTAGGCAAAAGTAGATTCAATCAAGAGCAATATATTAAAAATATGGCTAAATGGGAGGCTGCTGCTGCTTGGTGTAAACAAAAACGTGTTAGATTCCGCATCGTTAGTGAAGAAGAAATATTTCACCAAGGTGGCAAGCGTAAATAAATACTATTATAAAATGGTAGAATAAAATGACCAAGAAGTTAGAAGAATTATTTAATATGGAAGATCAAAAAGTTGCAGAAGAACAAATTGCAACTGAAGAACCACTTGTGGAAAGCAAAGCAATTGATCCAGAAGTAGCACAAGAAGAAATTAAAAGTGTGGATGCTTCTTATAAAGCAATATCACAAGTAACACAAGATTTACCACAGATGCGTGAACTAGACTCAATGGGTGAAGGTGAGTTAGATCATTTAGCAACTAAAGCAGAACAAGCATATGACGATCTAATGGATTTGGGTATGAATGTAGAAGTACGTTACAGCGGACGTATATTTGAAGTAGCAGGTAGTATGTTAAAGAATGCTATTGATGCAAAAACCGCTAAAGTAGATAAAAAACTTAAAGCAGTTGATTTACAACTGAAAAAACTTAAAATTGATCGCGATTCACCGGAAGATCCTAATGAATTAGTGGATGGAACCGGATATGTTATGCTAGATCGCAATGAATTAATTAGGAAATTAGGCGGAAAGGAATAAATAGTAATATGAAGACGTTTAAAGAATATCTCACAGAGAGCAAAAAAGTATACAGTATTAAGGTAAAGGTTGCTGGAGAGCTACCTGAAGGCTTTGCTGATGAATTAAAGTCGAGACTTGACAACAGAAGTGTTGTTGAATTTACGCAGTTGAAAACTACACCAGTTACTGAAACACCGCTAGACTTTCCAGAGTTAGCGAACTGTGAAGTACATACGTTTTCACTAGTTACAGAATATCCGGTTACACCAACTGATGTTGAAAAAGAAATTTTTGAAATGCAGTGTTGTGAGCCAGGTCATTATGTGGCACGTAATGCACTAAGTCCGTCAGAAGAATATCAAGCAACTGATGGAAAACGTGAAGGTGCATTATTACACGATAATGAATATAAAGAGGCTGTTGCTGTAGCACATAAAGATTATTTTGGTGATGATTTTAATAAGTCGTTTTTACAAGACTTATCAAAAGTAGCAGCCGATCGTGCTAAAGAATTAGGACACGACAAATTAAAGGCGGACGTTTACACAGACGTACCGGAACTAAAACAAGATGACGCAGGTTTAAAAAGTCCTGTAGGGAGTAACTAAAATGGATTTCCAAGATCTAGTCAGAAAGATGACTGCTATTGACACAGCGCAAAACGCACCTATAGAAACAAAGACAGATGAATGTGGTATGAACGAGATGCCACCTATGATGGCACCAAACGCACCAGATATGCCGCAAAAAGAAGAAGCAACAATGAACGTTAACATTACTGCTAAAGGCGATGCTATTCAAGATGTGTTAAAGTTAATGACAAAAGTTAATCCAGATATGATTAATCAACCAGCAAAACCTGAAATGCCTACGTTGTCAATTATGTCACCAGGAATGGACGGACCAATGGACGGACCAGAAGGTCCAGAGATGCCGCCAATGCCAAAACCAATTAATAAAATTATTCCAGACTTCGATGGCGACAATGACGATATGCCAGGCGGAGAAAAGGATCTTCCAAAAGACCACGATAAAGATCACGTTATGATTAAGTCACTTGATAAAGATGGCGATGATGATCACGATATGGACGATCACGATATGGAAAAAGACGATAAAGACGATAAAGATGATGACAAGGAAAAAGAAGAGGCTTGGGCAAATGAGCCTGACGAAGATCAAAGATCCGTTCATTATCAAATGAATAAACTGCAAGGTGGAATGAACCGCAGAAAAGGAACACATCCTAAAGTTGCAGGCGCAGATAATCCAATGCAAAAAGTAAAAGAAGGCGAAGACTTACGTGCTTCTATTAAAGCAGAATTGCAAAAAGCATTAGCAGAAACTAAAGGAGCATAGAGATGGCAGATTTAACACAAGCAACAATCGGTGGCGGCAGTGCAGTACTAGTGGCTGCAAACAGAAAACCATACGCTGATATGACAGCAATTCATTATAACGGTAACAAGCCACTTACATTTTTTGAAGTCGCTTGTGGTGCAGCAGTAAACGCTCAAACAGGAAGCGGACTAGCAATTGAAAGCATTATGCGTATTATTGAAAAATATGCAACAGTTGTTATTCGTGGCGCACTATATGGTACAAACCAAAAGTTTACAGTTGCAATTGAACAGCCAAATGATTCATTAGACTACGATGGTGCAGGCGCAGAAACAATTGTAGAACAAATTGAAGATGAAATTATTGCACTAACTGATTTATCAGCAGCAAGTCCAGCACAAATTGACTTTACTGGTGTTACTTGCACAGTAAAAACTACACTAGAATTAGCATAAGTTAGTACGTTTCATACTAATCCAAATAGGCTCTTCGGAGCCTATTTCCTTCTATAAATACTAGTATGGCAAAGAGTTTAGATGGCGTTCAGATTAAGAAGGCCCATAAAAAAGAAAAATATACACTTGAAGAAATCAAGCACTTAGAAAAGTGTATGGATCCTATTAACGGACCATTATATTTCTGTGAAAACTTTTTAACAATTCAACACCCTACCAAAGGTTCAATGAAATTTGTTCCTTACGGATTTCAACGAGAACTTATACAAGCATACGCAGAAAATAGATACTGTGTTGCTATGTTACCAAGACAGATGGGCAAAACAACTTGTGCTGCTGGTTATTTGTTATGGTATACAATGTTTACTCCTGAAGCACAGGTATTAATTGCTGCACACAAATATACAGGTGCACAAGATATTATGAATAGATATAGATTTGGGTATGAAACTTTGCCAGACTTTATTCGTGCAGGAATCTATACATACAACAGAAACACAATTGAATTTGATAACGGTAGTAGAATACAAGCAACTACTACAACAGAAGATACTGGACGTGGTAAATCACTTTCATTAATATACTGTGATGAGTTTGCATTTGTGCAACCACCAGAAAAAGCCAAAGAGTTTTGGACTGCACTATCTCCTACACTGTCAACAGGTGGTAAAGCAATTGTTACAAGTACACCAAACTCAGATGAAGATCAGTTTGCTATGATTTGGGCAGAAGCAAATAAAAAGTTTGATGAACACGGCAATGATAAAAAAGTAGGAACAAACGGATTTTTTCCTTACTTTGCTCCTTGGGTGGAACATCCAGATAGAGACGAAGACTGGGCAAACCAGGAACGTGCAAAGATCGGCGAAGAAAGATTCCGTCGTGAGTTTGATTGCGAATTCCTAATCTTTGATGAAACATTAATTAACAGTGTTAAACTAGCAACACTTGAAGGCAAAGAACCAATTGCTAATACAGGTCAAACACGTTGGTACAGTAAAATTAATCCTAAGGCTACACATTTAATTGCACTTGATCCTAGTTTAGGTACAGGTGGCGATTATGCTGCTATCCAGATATTTGAAATGCCTGCAATGAAGCAAGTTGGAGAATGGCGACACAACCTAACACCAGTACAGCAACAAATACGTGTATTACAAGATATTCTAAAATATATTGCTAACGAGCAAACAGCAGCAGGCAATAATAACCCTAATATCTACTATAGTGTAGAAAACAATACTATTGGTGAAGCAGCACTAGTTGTTATACAAGATATTGGTGAAGAGAACTTTAACGGATTATTTTTAAGCGAACCTATTAGAAAAGGACACGTAAGACGTTATAGAAAAGGGTTTAATACTACACACAAAACTAAAATTACAGCGTGTAGTTTGTTTAAAAATGCACTAGAAAAAGATAAGATGCAAATATCAAGTAAACCATTGATATCTGAACTTAAGACATTTGTAGCAACAGGCGTAAGTTACAATGCTAAAACAGGTGAACACGATGATCTAGTATCAGGAGTACTATTGATTTTGCGTATGGCAGATCAACTAGCAAACTGGGATCCTAAAATATATGAAAAAATGACGGAGAGAATGACCGACGACGAGTATCCATTGCCGATATTCGTATCCGGCGGCTTTTGATAAATACTTATATGGACGCAACAAACAATATAGCAACAGACTTATTTTTTAAGGTTAGAAGCAGATTTTCTAATCTAAAACTTGGTGACGATTCAGGGCAAATTACAATTAATCCTGAAATGGCACGTTTTTTCGACTTTGATTATGTCGAGGAAGACAAAAAAATTGGACACGTAAGCATCAGTCTTGCTGAGCCTAACTCAATGAAAGTATACTTTTCAAATGGTATTACTGAGGGTATGGACAGGGATCAAAAAGATGGTTGGTATGGGTTTTTAAGAGAATTAAGAAAATTCTCAAAACGTAGACTATTAGCATTTGATACAAGAGACATTGCAAAAGATAATTTAGATAAACGAGATTATGCTTTTCTAAGTCAATATGCAAACCCAGCGTCGGACAATGATACAATTACAAAACCTGTCGGAGAGAGTGTAATGAATGAAAGTAATTTATATGGAACTAAAACACAAAGTTTCCAAAAACTAGAAAATACAAAACTTATTATTAAGCATAGTAAAAAACTTGCTGATGATATGGAACTAAAGCCAGGTGCTAGATCAAGAAATATATCTGCACTATTTGTACAAAATGAATCAGGGGAAAGATTTAAATATCCTTTCGTTCATTTAGCAGGCGCAAGAGCAATGCAGCGACACGTAGCAAACGGTGGCGCACCATATGATTCAATAGGTGAATCATTAATTAAAATGAGTGAAGAAATTGCTCAACTAAAAACATTTACAGGCTATGTTGTACGTAACGATTTGATGAACTCCGACACTAATCGAATTGTTGAACGTAGTAAAGTACAACTTGACACTCTTAGAGAAAGAATTGCAAAATTATCCAAACAGTCATACTACGAGGCTTTTAAAGAATCATTTGAGGCAAGAGCAGACGTTGAAGTAGACGATACGCAGATGGAACAATACAAAGATATGTTTACTGTTAAGAACTTTAAAGAAGACTTAACAGATGTATTTCCAGTGATTCATAGATTAATGAAAGAAGAAGAAACAGTAGGCTATGACGACATAGTCGGTATGACAGCAGAGGCTGATGATAACGTAGAAGTTTCAGATGAAATGAATGGAATGATTTCCGATTTGGTTGAAAAATTCTCTAAGTTCAGAGGCGGCAACGGAGACAGATTACCAGACGGTTATATACAGTGGGCATTGAACTCAGGCATTACTACAGACTTTGTTGAAGAAAATGAGGCTGAAGCAATGAGGGAAAAATACGGCGAAGAAGAATTTGAAAATGATCCGCTGGGACACGTTGACGAAATGCCAATTACAAAAGCATTTATGGATGAAATTGAAAAAATTACAGGCAATGATGACATTGATACGAATGCAAGAATTATTGATAAAGTTCAGTCAGGTGACGCTGACGAATCTGCATCAACAGACGAGATGGCAAAATTTGAGGCTTGGGTAGATGCACTGGGCGAAGAAAGTCCAATTCAAATTGCAGACCAAGAAGAAAAGGCAGATATGATTAGAAGTTTAAGTGAACTTACTAGTCAAGAATTTACTGCCGGTGTTGATGGTACTAATGCTATTACAAGTTTAGAAGGTATCATTGACGATCCTAAATTAGAGCAAGATATCAAAGCAAAAGCAACTGAAGATACAACAGCAGATGTAAGGCCTTTAGTTAAAGCGTGGATTGAAGAAAATGCACCAGACTTATTAGGCGAATTAGATTTTGGCGATATGGCAGAAGAACCTGCTGCTGAAGAACCTGCTGCTGAAGGGATCACAGATAAATTTATGAAAGATCCATCAATGGGTATGAACAAGTATGGACTTGCTGCTATTCAAAAGGACGGTATGTTCTTTAGTATTAAAGATAAGAAAATTACAGGCGGACCATTTGACAGTATTGATGAACTTAAAAAGCATCAAGAAGAATTAATGAACAAAGACTCCGATGATGACTACAAAGATACGCAACCAGAGTTAAAAGGTGGCGGTAGTGCATTCAAAGGTTTCAAAGGCAAAGATCCTGAAGCAGATGAACTAAATGATATTATGAAACTGTCAGGCGAATCATATAGCAAAACACAAGAAGCCGGCGATCCATACAGACAATCCAGTCTGCATATTGGACAAACGAATGATCCGATAATGTTTAAAGGCAAAGAAATTGATCTTGACAAACTAGACTATGATATGCAAGATATTAGTGACGGCATATATGAATTAAATGCTCCTGTGTATTACACAGACGGTACAGAAGTTGACGATTCAGATATGGCAGAGTTAGAAGAACTTCCAGAACTAAACGATTATATCTACCAAGATTATATGGACAGACAAGCACCACAAGAAGGAGCAGTTTCAGAAGGTGGCAATGCTTGGGATATGGCACTTACAGGCGGAATGGAAATTATTTCAAACTGTGATGACCAAGAAGAATGCATTAAGCAACTAGAAGCAGAAATAACAGGCGGCAAAGATGCTGATGATGCATATGCTGATATGATTACCAAAGACTTCATCGAAAAAATTAAAAAGCACGGACTTGAAAAAGTAAAACGTGATGTAGACGCTGAAGATATAATGGGTGAGCCTGTTGATTTAGAAGGACAAGAAACTGAAGGCAACGAATACGGCGATAAAGTTTCAACTCTTAAAGCACAAGGTGCTAAGAAAGGCACTAAGTTTAAAACATCAGATGGTGAAGAGCATACACTAGAAGGTTTAGCAGAATTTATTAAATCTTTTTATGATGAATCTACAAATACTTTTCCAAAAGGCCCAGAAGGTGTAGCAACAATGGTAGGCAAGAAGTTCGGTGAACAGGCTGAGCAGGTTGCACGTAAGATGGTAGAAAGAATGGCTCCTGCACAAGAACAAGGCGCAGAAGAACTAGAAGAACTAGGTAGAATTAAAGATCTTATTAAATTTTAATGATTTTACGTATTGATTTTTTACGTAAAGATGTTTAAATAATAGTGTAGTAGGAAACTGCTACACTATTTTTTTCACTTTATAAAGGAAACATTATGTGGACAAAGCCTCAAGCAATAGAAATGAGATTCGGCTTCGAAGTAACGATGTACATAGCCAACCGATAGACAAAGAAGTAGAAGAACACAAAGAAGTAAAGGTAGACATACGCAAACTAATTGAAACATTAGATTGCGAATAAAGAAAGGATCTTCGGATCCTTTTCTTTTGGCTAAACAAATCTATTTTAAATTAAAAATAGACTTGACGGGCTAAATAAAAGAGCATATAATACATAGTATGCATTAGGCATAAAATGACATTTTTTATTAGGCAAACAAAGGAGGCTAACAAATGGCATCATTAGCAGAAATTCGTGCAAAACTGCAGGAAGCAAACAATCGCTCAACTGGTAATTCTACTGGAGGCGGTGACAACGCAATTTACCCACATTGGAATATGCAAGAAGGCAGAGAAGCCGTGGTAAGATTCTTACCCGACGGTAACACTGACAACACATTCTTTTGGGTAGAACGTGCGATGATTAAATTACCATTCGCAGGTATTAAAGGTGAAACGGATAGTCGTAATACTATTGTGCAAGTTCCGTGTGTGGAAATGTACAATGACGGTACTACTTGTCCAATTCTATCTGAAGTACGTGGTTGGTTTAAAGACAAATCACTAGAAGATATGGGTCGTAAGTATTGGAAAAAACGTTCATATATCTTCCAAGGGTTTGTAAACGACGATCCTCTTAACGAAGAGAGAACACCAGAAAATCCTATTCGTAGGTTTATTATTGGTCCACAGATTTATCAGATCATTAAAGGTGCTTTGATGGATCCGGAGTTGGAAGAGTTACCAACTGATTTCCTTCGTGGTGTTGACTTTAGAATCAAGAAAACATCAAAAGGTGGTTATGCTGACTACTCAACATCACAATGGTCACGTAAAGAGCGTGCATTGGCTGAGAATGAGAACGCAGCAGTTGAACAACACGGTTTGTTTAACTTATCAGACTTCCTTCCTAAGAAGCCAGGCGAAGTTGAGCTTAAGGTTATGAAGGAAATGTTTGAAGCATCTGTAGATGGTGAAGCATATGATGCAGATCGTTGGGGACAATATTTCCGTCCAGCGGGTATGCAACAGCGTACAGGAGATCCGAATAAGGCACCACAAACGCCAGCGGCATCAGCACCTGTAACTGCTCCGACTGCTCCGGCAGCACCAGTAGCAACTGCTCCAGTAGTAGAAGCAACTGCGGCTCCAGCGGCAGCACCAGAAACAGTAACTACTGAAGACAATGGATCGGGTCGTGCGCAAGACATCCTTGCAATGATTCGCAACCGTCAGCAATAAAAAAGAGTTTATGAGAGTTCCGGCAAAAACCTCCGTACGGTAACCAGCGAGGTCTCTCATACTTTAACAAAGGAAAGGTAATTATGGCAAAAGCGTTTGACGTAACTAAATTTAGAAAGAGTCTTACAAAGTCTATTGACGGACTTGGTATTGGCTTTAATGATCCTACAGATTGGATCAGCACAGGCAACTATGCACTTAACTATCTTGTAAGTGGCGACTTCCACAAAGGTGTTCCACTAGGCAAGGTAACTGTATTAGCAGGAGAATCGGGTGCAGGTAAATCATATATTGCTGCCGGTAATATTGTAAAATCGGCACAACAACAAGGTATCTTTGTAGTACTAATTGACACAGAGAATGCCTTAGATGAGAAATGGCTACACGCATTAGATGTAGACACATCTCCAGAAAAGATTCTTAAACTTAATATGTCAATGATTGATGATGTTGCTAAAACAATATCAGAGTTTATGAAAGAATACAGAGATATGGCAGAAGAAGAACGCCCTAAAGTATTGTT